GGCATGTTTGTCTCCTTGACTAAGTTGCCTCTGAAAATTTGAACGCATAGGGCGGGATTTGCAGCGTCTGTAACTCGCCGTAATCGTAGCCCCACACGCCCGTGTGTTGCGCCGTGGCATACGCCGCAAGCGCGTACTCGACCGCATGATGCCCTTCCTCAAGGGACAAGAGGTCCAGTTCGTATACGCCCACCTTGTAGGGCGCTTTCTTTTGCACCGCGATGAAGATGAAGCGGTCTATTTCGTGGCCATCGAAGGCCATGCATCTGCGGTAAAATTGATCCTGTATGTGATAGCCAAAGTTCGCCGCCTGCTTCGCAAAGCCCGCCGGTGAGCTATCCACGGTCGTCTTAACGTCGATCAGCGCCGCGATGTCCTTGCGCCATGCGTCTGGACGGCAGCGCATGTTGACGTTTGTGTTCGCGTCAATGGCAAACACGCTGGCTTCGCAGACCAAGTCGCCACTGAGCAACGCCGCCGCCGCGGCATTTGCCCGCACGGCGTCCGCCATGTTCTTGGCCAAGGCGTAGTCGCTTTCGGTCAAAAGTATTGCGCCCGCCGCGTCCGCTTCGTCCTTGGCGTCGGTCCACGCCTTACCCCTGCGCGTTTCGGGTCCGCACCACACGGTGTTGCTGCGGTGCGGCTCCAAGATCAGCGTGTGCGTGGCGCTGCCTACGTCAAGCGCTGCGCTGGGCTGATACTCGCCGTACTTAAAATCGGCCAGACTTTCCATGGCGATCTTCTTGGCGCCTGACGCGCTCAGCGATGGGTCGAGGTGATATTCCTCGTTTGACATGTCATAGATGACCGTCATTGCGTTCCTCCTCCATAGAGCGCGATCAGCAGAGCCTCCGCGCGGTGTTCATCTTTCTTGCGCTTCAGTCTTTCCGCTTGCTTTGGGAACCACTGCACCGCCAGACGTCTTGCCGCGTCCTTGTCCTTGGGTAAGTTCATAGACCGCTTCCACGTTGACGGCGTCACAATCGTGTAGGGTATGTTCGACAGTGCCACGGCTGCGACGATCTGTCCATATCCAAAGCCCAGCTTGAAAGTGCTTGACACGCCCTGCTTGGGCATCGCTTGCTGCTTTTCGATGTAGACGTGATCGACGGTGCCTGCGCTGTTGAGTATTGCGGCAAGCTCATGCACGTCAACGCCGCCCTCGTCAAACGTGGGCAGGTCGTGCACTTCGGACCAGTCGCCGTTCATCAGCGCCACGCCGCCTGTGCGGTATCCGCAATCAATACCGACGATCATCGAAGCTGTACCCCGCGTCTGTGAGTAAATCTTTGAGCGCCAATTCGACCAGCAATGACATACTCATGCGGCTTGTCTCGCTGTACTTCTGAAGTGCCTCGTATACGTCCTCGCGTATGCGTGGACCAATCTGCTTTAAATCTTGCATGGTAGATCTCCTTTAGCACCGTGTTAACGTAGTGTTGGCGAATAAGCAAGGGGCGCCGTAGCGCCCCGCTTAAAATGGCACCACTTCTGGGAAAGAGATGCAACCGCTGAAATCTATCCAGTCTCTATAACGACCTAAGTTCGGCATATCGACGCCTGAGGCGTTTTGCAGTTCGATACGCTGCTGCTCTGCAAAGTCATATTCATATTCAGCTTCTTGCCGCCACTCTGCTGACCAGTAATCGTCGTGAATATAAGTCATTTTTTCTCTCCTTTGTTCCTTCCCCATCTTGTTAACAAATAGTTAACACATGTGCAAGCACTTTCGAGCACTTTTTTTGAAAAAGTTTTTATGGTAAAAAGGATAAAAGAGAGGCGCATATGATTGACATGATAGAACCTGTTTTACGTTGGCTAGTTGCGCCTCTCGTGGCGGTCGTCTGGTATTTGTTTAACCGCACCAATAAGAACACGACCGACGTTGCCGTGTTGAACGCCAAGCTCGAAGCGCAGAGCCGTAATTTCGACGAAATGCGCGACACGATTAAAGCGATATTTAAGAAGCTCGACAGCATAGAGCACTCGCTGCGCAAGTAGTGTGCACGCTGGTTGCGATCCTGTGGGGCCACACGTTTGCATACGGGCTGTACAAGGCGTGCTACTATGACTGCGGGTATGACAGAGCGCACTATTTGTGGTACGATAAAAGGTATGCCGTCCACCCAAATTATGCCTGCCCATTAAGGTTTTATGAGAAATGATTGACCCATTCACCGCTCTAGCCGGCATCAAAGCAGCCGTATCGGCGGGCAAGGAGCTCGTCTCTGTGACCAAGCAGATCGGTGAGTTTTTCGATGGCGTCGATGACCTGCGCAACAAGCACACAAAGAAAAAGAATAGCGTCTTCAGCACTGGCGACGAAAATGCGATGGAGACGTTTGTACAACTTCAGCGCGCAAAAGACGCCGAGGAGGAGCTACGTCAAATTGTAATCGCCACCCGTGGGTTTTCCGCTTGGGGCGAGCTCCAAGAGATCCGCGCGCGCGTCCGGCGTGAGCGCAAGGAGCGTGAAGCAGCGGAAAAGCTGAAGCGTCAACAACGGCTGGAGGCTATCGTGATCTTCGGAGGATCTATTGCAGTGGTTGGCTTGCTAGTGGGCATCATTGTGGTCGTCATCATGGGTTTGCAGGGAAAGATATGATGCTTGAACCCGTCGGAAATCTTCCCTTCGCCATAACGCCTGAGAGAGCCCGTGAGAGCATAGAGAACCATCAGGCGCAGCAACGTGTGCAGGTAGAGCATTTGCGCGCCCACAAGCTCTCTAAGGCGCTGGAGCGCGCACAACTTGATTTAATGCTGTCATATGATAGGTTTGGAGCGCACAATACTGGGCTGCAACCGCAGGGTCAGATTGTCGATATGGAGGTATGATATGGTACAAATTACAGCAAGCTACATTGATAGCCTGCGCATCTTACCCCGCGCAATGATGTTGGCGGTGACTGTGCTCACTTATCAGGCGGTGCACTGGTTTATGGCTTTGCCCGATCCATCCGTAGCACAATCAGGGCTTGTATCAGTTTGCATGGGCGCACTTACAGGTTGTTTCGGCATTTGGATGGGCAAGGAAAGCAAAACAACGGTTACATCCGATAAGGTTGTGCACGAAGAAAAATATGATAAGCGCTGAGGTCGAGCTATGATTACACTTATTGGAAGCCTTATAGGCTTTGGCACATCATTTTTGCCAGAAATTTTGAACTATTTCAAAGCAGGTCAAGAGCATAAACACAATCTTGAGCGCATGAAACTTGAAATGGATATGATGGCAAAACGTAACGAGTTGCAGCTTAATATCTTAGACAAGCAGGCAGACATAAAAGAAACGGAAGGCTTGTACAAACATGACAGTATGGACGCTGGGTGGTTTATTAACGGACTTAGAGGTTCTGTCCGTCCTGTCATCACTTACGTGTTTTTTGGTCTTTTCGTGGCCATTAAAGTAACCGCGTTAATTGCTCTGATGAATAATGGAAATGACTTGGGGCGCTCCCTTTCGTTGATATGGGATGACGCTAGTTCTGGCCTCTTTGCTTGCATAGTGTCGTTCTGGTTTGGGGGTCGTAGCGTATCAAAATATATGAAAGGTAAGTTGTAAAATGGGTTTTAAGTTTGGCAAACGCTCGCTGGAGCGGCTGGAGGGCGTGCACGAGGATCTTGTGCGCGTCATGAAGACTGCGATTGATTGGAGCGACGACGTTGACTGGTGCATCATCGAAGGCATGCGTACCGTCGAACGCCAGAAGGAGCTCCTCGCCAAAGGCGCCTCGACCACCATGCGCTCGCGGCACCTTACCGGACACGCCATCGACATGGCGCCATACGTTGACGGAGCGATACGCTGGGACTGGCCGCTGTATCATAAGATCGCGCCAATCATTAAGGAAGCCGCTGACCATGAGAAAGTCAAAATTGAGTGGGGCGGCGACTGGCGGAAGTTTCCAGACGGCCCACATTGGCAATTGCCATGGAAGGATTATCCGTAGTGCTCGTTCCAATGCAGGATGCGGTGACAGTTTGCGCATAGGCAGACGCACTTTGTCTCCGCCTCTCTGACCGCCGTGTTGTACTGACCGCCCTGCACAAGTTGATAGACAGCACGGTTTTCTGGGTCATCTTTGTTTATGTGATGAAAGTCCAGCGCAGCCGGATGACTGAAGCCGCAGTCGCTGCACGCCTGTTGAGCCTTCCACTCAATCCACTCTTTCTTTTGTCTCTTTCTGCGCTGCCGGTTCTTAGCGATAACTTTTTCTTTGTTTCTCTGATACCACTTTGATCCGTACGCTTTAGCGTACGCGGCGCGCTTGTCTTTATCTTTGTATGGCAAAAAACTTCCCACTTTGGCTGCGGGAAGTTTATCACTTTTTACAGATACTTAAAACCAAGTTTTAATTTTATTATGCAGGGGCTTGGTTCTGCGCGGTCTGTTCTTACAATTGTTATTACGCTCGTATTGCCTTGCCTCTTTCATAAGCTCGTAGCGACGGTGTCCGCCGGACCGCTTGTAAAAGTCGGCCGCTCTCTCCCTGCACCGCTCAGCGTCCTCAAGCATGAGCAAGCGTAGCTCGTCCTCTGTCATATCTTCACGCCGTCTTGTCTCAGCGTGTTGACGAACTTCTTGAGTTCCTCACGGGCGTGCCAGAGATCCTGTTGCACGTTTGGGTGCTTGTCGAGCCGGAAGCTCTCGTCTTGTAGCCGGTCCACCATTCGAGATAGAAACTCCAGATGAGCCTTGTCTGCGGGTGTTATTTCCATTGTATTCCCTTTCCGCGTATATACGCATGTAACAATCACCACAGTAGTAGGTGAAATCTCTGACAATTATTAAGGCGTCGTTTTCGCAATACATACATTTCTCAGTCATCACGCCACCTCCTTCCATTCGTTGTACAGATCCCGCACCAAACGCTTTGTCATGTACCTCATCGCACGATTATGAGCATGACCATCCGTCTTCACGCGCTCGCGTTCATACTCTTTGCGCTTGTCGTAAAGCACGCGATACGGTCCCGCGTTCTCATCCTTGCCTTGAGACTTCAGCAAGCTGTCTCCAATCGTCCAGAACACGGAATGACGTGACGGGTTGTATCCATGCACCAAAGCCATCTCCGCGTTACTGTGCTTGCGCTGCCGCTCTCCATCAATCACGGCAAGCCCCGCACGTTTGTAAATTCCGTCAAGCTCTTTTTCGTATGCCATGAAGTCGCCAACCTCTCCGACAATGCCAGCCAAGCCCAAGTGACCGAAGCCTTTCACCTTATCGACAAATGACGCGGCAGGTAGCTTCTTGGCCAAATCGACAAGCAGCTTTTCAAACCTACCTCGCGCTTCCAGCAACGGCTCGCGGGCGTTAAAAAGCGGCTGCGTTGCTGCGATATAAACGAATGCAGCCTCACCCTTTTTTAGCGCAGCAAATAGCTTGTTTGCTTCCTTTATCTCGCCGTCGCAAAACCCTCTGCAAACTGCCTTGATTTGCAAGACCAGCTTACCCTCTGCCCGAACCATGTTCTGGCGGTTGCGCCATGTGCGGTAAATTTGTGCAATCGTTTCATCTTCGTATCTTTTGTCCATTTCTTTCTCCTTGTTTTAAAGACCAGAGGCGACCTCTTAGTGGCATCACTTAGCGCTCTTCGACTGGCCTCTGGTCGTTGTTATTTGGGCGATTGGGTTTTGGCATGGCTGCGCGCGCCTGTTGGCCCAAATTCGGTGGGGGCGTTATCGCTGTGGCATTTCTGCGTTATCTCTGTGGCCCCCTGTGATTGGTTGGGAAGGGCGTACGATCTTTGGCATTTTTGCGTTGCCCAAGTGACCCTTCCCTTGAGTGCGCACCTTTAGTAGCATTTCTGCGTGTACAGTTTGGCACCTTGTAAACTGGTGGGGGCGATAGCATAATGGCATTTCTGCATTCTGACGATGGCCCCCTGTGATTGGTTGGGAAGGGCGTAGTCACGGTGGCATTTCTGCATACTGGGAATGGCCCTTCCCTTTGGTGCGCCAACAGGTTGGCATTTCTGCGGACCTTGTGCGGCACCATGTAAAAAGTTGGGGGCATTTATCAGGTTGGCATTTCTGCGATGTATATTTGGCCCCCTTAAACATCATGACACCATGACGTCTGTGTGAATTGCTTCTACGTCTTCGATCTTCCAGACATCCCGAACAATTTTATCGTCAGGCATTTTCTCTAAGATCGCAGACAGAAACTTATGGTTGCGGCGATGCGTGTTCGCCTTCAAACCTTCTTTGTGCACGACGTGCTCAAGATCACTCTTCATCGCGTCACCAAGGCAGATGCCCAAGTCAGGTAGCGCAAAGTAATCAAAGATGTTCTTCGCATAGAGCGCCGCCGTGTTTTTGAGCGACACGCTTGGAACGGAATGCTCGCCCTTTTGCAAGAGTACCTGCTTGGAAATCTTCTCAGCTTGCTTTCTGAAACTGGCACGATTTCCCCGCGACCTTGCGCTTACATCCTCCGACGCAATGCGCTGCAAGTAACGTGCGGTCGCCGCATCGCGTAATTCCTTGTCGCTGCGTAACATCTGAAGATATTTTTCCGCAGCTTCTTTCTGAGTTTTAGACCCTTCCCAAGCCTTCTCAATGGCTTCCAGAACAATCGGGTTTCTCATTTGATAAGTCATAGCCACCACCCCGCGCTGATACCTGTTACGAAAATCATTGCCATGGCAATGACGATGGTGAAGATGATCCAGTCTTGCTTGTCGATATTCATTTGCCCTCCTCCCAAGGTGCGCGGTCCAGTGTGACCTTCATGTTTTGCTGATGTTTTTTCGCGCTGCCCAACGCGACCTTCGTGTTGAAGTCAACGCGCCGCGCTGCGGCTGAACGCTCGTAAATTTTTACTGAGCTACGCTTGGCGGGATACGGCCGGCCATAGAGCAAAGTGTCTAATTCTTCGAGGGTGTCGGCATTGACGGTCATCCGGTCATTTGTGCCTGTTTGAATAAATTCTGCGCAGAAGCGTTTCATGTGTTTCTCCATTCCTGATACCCCCTGTTAACATGTGGTGAACAGGCGGTCAACAAAAAAATGGCCCCGCTCGAAAGCAGGGCCAGTCCAACAGGGAGGAGAAGTAAAAGAACAACCTTCTACACCAATAGCTTTACACATACTTCACAAGAAGTACAATAATGTTTAAAACAAGTTAACGTAATATTTTAAGGAGGATACGATGGGTGAAGACCAGTATAGGGAGCTTATTGATAAGCTGAAGCGCCCGCACCGCGTGATGAACCAGAACGCGCTTCACCGCGCGTGCGAGGAAGCCGCTATACTCATAGAGCAAATGGAGGCGCGCATTAAGGAGTTGCAGACGTCGCCTAGTAAGAAGGCATCCCCAAAGCGCGCATGAGTTGCTGCGTGGGGCTTAACCTCTCTTCTTGCTGGGCTTGACTGATGCCTAAACTCATTGCACCTCTCTGAAGCGCCTCTGTGGCACTTTGCCTACCCACTTGTGCGCGCTGTATGGCCGGCGCCAGAGACTGCATACGTGACGCCTGTAGCAGCAATTGCTCCGGCGTCATGCGTTGTGTCAAGACGGGCGCCATCTCCTCTGTCAGCCGCTCTATGCGCTGCGACTGAGGCGTGCCGCCGACTAGCGCCTCTGTCGCCTTTCTGGCCCCGACCGTAAGAGGACCTTGCTCTCCGACTTCTTCCGCCAAAGACTTGCCGGTGATTTCCTTGAGGCGCTCCATTATGACTTGACGATTAAACGTCGCTGAGTTTCTCGACGCCAGCGCCCGCATCATCATGGCTTCAGACGTGTCGCGGATCTGCTTGCCGATTATATCTGCGTCGTCGTCGCCAAGGACCATACGCAGCTTCGTCGCCACGGCGCGCGTGTTCATTGCCTTTAGAGTTGCCAGAGCCTCAATTATTTCTTGCTCGCTTGACGCTGTTACCGGCTTCTTAGCGTTTGCCGCAATCTCGTCTATGCGATTGCGCAGAGCTTGGCGAAGCTGCCCCACGGACACATCATCCATATTCTCTATGGAAAGCATAACATCTTCGCGCGTGACCTTTGGGTTAAGTATGTTGTCGCCAAGATCCGCGGCGTTTCTCATATCATCGACATCTTTAGCAACGGCGCGCGCGTCTGCATACGATGGGCTCACTTCATCCAGCGATTTCCGCAGGTCAAATGCGAATTTGCGAAGCGACATATACTCAGACATATCGCCGGCGCGTTTAGCTACATCGCTTAAACCCAAAAGCCTTCTTGACAAAACGTCTACCATTTCGACCGTAGGCACGCGAAATACTGTGTAAGATCCATCCGCGTTTGAGGTTACGCTTAGATCCGCTCTTTGTGCGGCTGGTATATTTTCAAACACCTCATTTAACTCGGCCTCTTTTACACGCTGCCCACCCAAAAAGTCAGTAGGTACACCGTCCCTTCTTAACGCTTTTTTAGCTTGTGAGAGTTCTTCTGGCGACGCTCTATTGACAAGCTCAATAACTCTGGCGCCTTGTTCTGTATCTGGGTCAATTTTGACACTATACGCCTCACCATATATTTTTTGACGCTCTTCTCTGGTACTCTCCATGATCTTAGATTTTTGTGTTTTAATATTGTCAGCCACCTCGCCAAGCACGGTGTCGAGAGTTTTGTTTAAGTCGTTAGACGCTGCAACGGCTGTCTCGTTTAAGTTGTCTATTGCTATTTTGGCGCCCTTGCCGCTGCTTTGTGAAATTGTGTCAAGCAGGCTTGCGGTATTCGGACCCACCGCAACCAAGCTGCCGTATGGGCCAGAGTTTTCTACGGACTGCACGGCATCCGCCGCGTCCTTGGCCAAGGTATCCGCCACCACTGATGCCGCTTCCCTTTTAAAGCCAAGGCTTTCAACGATGTCCTTGACTGGGCGTTCTAAGTATTTTCCATACCCGTAGCCTACGGCGCCCGCGATTGGCGCCCCCGCGGCGCCAAAGAGCCCGCCGCCAATGGCGCCGGATGTTGCTTGCCTCTGCGCCTCATCGACACCGCCTTCACCGTATCCGGCAACTAATCCCTCCAACGCGCCAAGCGCGGTCCCATAAAGGCCACCTTGGCCTATTTTCCCTACCATGCTGTCGGCGCGCAGCGCCGGCGCAAAAGGAGCAGCCGTTGCCACGCCGGTGGCGAGGCGAGAGACGCCAGAGGTGATGGGCGCCTCTTGCTCTCTGCGCTCTATGGCTTGGCTAATTAATCCCGTGGCCGCTTCTGGTGAGATGCCTTCGCCGCCCTCAAATAAATACGGAATGCCGGTTTTACTTATTATGGAAGCTAATTTGCCAGCTACCGGCTCAACATATCCACGCACAAACGGTATGCCTTTTGCGGCGGACAGTACGCGCGTCGGAAACTCTCCGATTAATTCTTGAGCGGTTTCTCCTTTTACGACTGAGCCAACGTCTCCCTTAGCGGCTCTGATCTGCGCTATTCTTGCTGGGTCTGTCGTCGAGAAACCTTCGTCGAAATATGCTTCCGCCCCGTCCGGCATCTTAACGATCATGCCGCCGCCAGCAAATCGCTCGACAACTTCCGTTCCGACGGGCGCAGGCTTGTCATATCCCGTCAGCTTGATCTTACTGGCAAAGCTGGAAAAGTCGTCGAAATTATCCGTGTAATGCTTATTATATAAGTATTCGGCTAATGTCTGGTCGTCCATCTCGCTTAACTCAGGGTTTTTAGATCTGAAACGCTTTAAAAAGTCTGACATCTTTCACCCCTTACTATAAAATGCCCAAAGGATCTTGTTCATCTTCTGGCTCTGGATCGCCTGCCAGCCAAGTGGGTCGCCCGCCCAATGCTTGGTCGAGTTTGGTTTTATCACCTATATTTAGATAAGCATTTTTAATTGCTTTTTGGTATCTGCGTTTGATTTTATTCAAGTCTTGTAAGACTTTGTCTCTGCTTTGGTTAAGATTTAACTTTTGAATGTCACTCTCAAGTAGGTCGAGCTCTTTCTCGGAGACAGATCCTAAAGTCGCTCCGCTGGCTTTTAAGTTCATAAGTGCGTCGAGAGCCATATTTGATCTTAGTGTTTGAACGTCAATTCGTAACTGTCCCGCCTCGGTAAACGGCACTTGCCCGAAGATCATGCCCCAAAACCCTGTGGCGCCTTCTTTTTCCCTGACAGTTCTTAAAAGATCTTCTATTGTTTCAAGTGTTTCGCCTGCGCCAGTCGCAGCGGTCGTCTGCGCTTTTTGCGTTGTCTCTATTCTGTCGGCCTCTTTGACCAGCATATCTATCATTGGGGTCAGGGTAAGGCTTGGATACATTGCTTGGGTCTGCGCGAGTTGTTGCGCCCTTGCGCGCATTTGCTCTGGAGACATTTGCGAAAGATTCATGCCTCCGCCCATTGCATCTCCGCCGCCAAACATTTGCTGCATCATCTGTTGCTGCGCCTGCGCCGCCTTCGCCTTACGCGCCTGATCGGCGCGCTCGGTAAAGTCACCCATCAAACGCTCGACACTGCGACCCTCAAGCCCCTGCAATGCAGCGCCAGCGTCCTTTAAGGCTGCGAAGGCAAGCATTCTGCGCTGGGTCTTGGAAAGGTTTGCGTATGGATCTGTTGGCTCTTGAGTTTGTGGCTGCATTTGGGACCGCTGCCCCAATAATTGCTCTAATAAGTTTTGTGGGCGTGGCGCGGGTTGAAGTTCATTGCGCGCGGCGACGGTGGCTGGCATCACCAAGACGTTTTGGTCTGATATAACATTTCCACTTTCGTCCAACGCAGGACTTCCTTGTCCGCGTGTGATGATTTCGTCTTCTGGGTCCATGACATTATTTCCCATTATTTTTTTTATATACGCTTGAGTTTCTGTGAACGGTGGTATGCCGTTGTATTTTCGCACCCTCGCTGGCCCAGCATTATAAGCGGCCAAAGCCAAAGGATAGCTACCAAACTCATCAAGCTGCATTTTCAAATATTTTGCAGATCCTTCAATATTTTGCCTTGGATCAAATCTGTCTGTGATACCAACGTCTTGTGCAGCCGCCGCGCCAAGCTGGCCATAACCAACGTAATCCTTTCCGCGAACCACGCTCTTTGCATTTGGGTCGAAGCTACTTTCGGCGAAAAGCATTTTAGTAAATATGTCAGGGTCGAGCCCATATTGAGCCGCCATTTGACTTGCGTATGCGCGTGGATCAAAGTTGTTTGCCATAATTACACCCCGATAAGTTAAATACTCGTTCCAAGGCTGTACATATTTTGTGAAGCACTCAAAAGCGGATTATACGCAAAAGGCGTCATACCGCCTCCAAAACTGGAACCAAATGACAGTGGGCCAGCCCCTCCCATAGCTCCAATGGGGGGCATGCCTGCCATCATCATACCTATACTGCCCGCAGCTTGTAGTGCCGGCCCCAAGCCGCCTGTTGTTTCGGTCACCGTGCCAATTCCCGCTGGGAATGCGCTCGAAGCGCCGGAGAGCACACCGAACTGTTGTAGCGGGTATTGTTGCGCCATGAGATAGTTTTGGTATGCCGCATCTAAATCGGCTTGGCTAAGAGCTCGCTCCGCCTCACCCGCACCCATCTGTGCGCCAAGTATTCCTTGCTGCGCCTGTAAACCTGTCATACCTGTGCCCGCAAGTGCTCCCGCGGCTTGCATGCGCTGGGCGTCTTCTGCCGCCTTTCTGGCCAAGGCGCTTTGGTAACCTTGCGCCTGTAACTGCCCCAAAGTTTCCGCCATGCCAACGTCATACGCGCCAAGCTCGGCGCCGGCGCGCGTTTCAAATGCGGTGTTACCAAATGCTTTACCGCGGCGCTGCGCAAGATCCACCATCCGCTCTTCGCGCTGGCGCTCCATGCGCGCCATAGTCGGGTCGATGATGTTTTGTGTATACTGTTGTGTATACGCATTGATGTCTGCGGCGCGTTGCTCTGGCGTTTGAGTTGCCATGCCGCGATAAATATTTGCAGCCTCGCCAAGCTCGCTTGGAAGGCTTAAATCCCCATAACCAGAAAGTGCGGCACGCTGCAAGCCCGTCAAACCTGCAACTCGGCTTCCGGTGTATGGAGTAAAATCGCGACCCGCTATATCTTTGGCAAACGGCAGAAGTGTTTGAGTTAAAAACTCTTCTTGGATCGGGTCCATTTTCGATTTTTGTGTTTTTGTCGTACCCATCTCTAAACCTCCGCCTCGAAGTGTCTGTACATTTCTTTAAATCCTACTTTCTTGGCGATCCTCGAAAAGCCAATACGCCCGTCCGCTTCAATCGCGTTGAGCTTGCCAGCCTTTGCAAATTCCCTCAAGATACGCACCGCGTCCTCAATCCACAATTTCATGTCCATGCCGCCTACATATTCTAGCAGTAAGGTGTTTCTTTGAGGGTGCTTCACGACGCTCGTTATGAACGCGGCAACCAGCGTGTCCTCCATGTGGACGGTCCAAAGTAAAGACAACCCACTCATAATATCGCCAACAATATCCTCTTTACTGGCGTTGCGCTCGTTTACCCCAATCGCGGGAAGCAGTAACGGCAATGCCTTTACCAGCATCCTCTCAGGTTCGTCAACAACGGGCAGCACAGTGATCCGTGGCTTTGTTCTCAATTGTACAACATTATCAGTCATCCGTGAAGCCTTACGATTGAAATGGTTGCGGCAGGCGCAGCGGGAGCAAACGCGGTAGCCGCAGCGGTTTGCAAGGAACCGTCTGTGCTATCAACCGCCCACATCGCTTCTATGTAATCGCCTGCGCTGAGCTCAAATAATCCAGAACGTGATGTAATAAAAACCGCACCATTATTGTGTAACGAATTTTTCATGGTTGCCTTCGAAACATCTACACCATTAACGCGGGGCCAGAACCAAAATGTGACGGTCGAGGCAGAAGATGACACGATTTGTGCAGAAAATGATACAAAGTATTCGCCAGCCTCGTCAACAACAAGTCGTGACGCAGGGGTTCCGTTTGCTATTCCATCAGAAACGTCTGGAGAAAAAGTTAACGCATATGCCGTATTAGCCGCGGCGGCAGTTTGGCTCGTACTTACAGTTCCATCATAATGACCGTCTTCTAAGACGATCTGCACAAACTCATTATTTTTTGACACAACGGGATACCCGTTCACATCGTCCCACAAGATTACGCCGTTTTCCGAGGGGTTATCGTCAGCCGTTTTAAAAGCCAGCTTGGCTAAGTTTCTTTGCAGGTACAAAGAAATCTGTCTGCCCCATTGACGTAAGTCAGGGCCAATTGGAGGCAGGGCTGGTATAGGCATTATCTCTTACCCGCTGGAAACGCATCGACACGCATGTTGCCCACGCGCCAGTCTTTACCCTCAACGCCCTCAACGCGCATACGAAATTGACGGCCAGCAAACCGCACGCCAGTGGGGTTGGCCGGACTATATGGCCCGTGGGTGCTTTCGGTGCCGTTTGGATAAAATCTAGTCTTGAATTTTAAACTAACCTCACCCTGCGTTTTTTCGTCCGGTATAAGTTGCATGACGTTCATTGTCTGGTCGCCGTTACCCAAGGATATTGGGCCTGTTTCTGCAAAAACCTCTGCCCCGTCGTAACTAAGGCTTCCGTCTTTTTCATGCTCGTATACAGTTTTATTCGTTGATATTAAAAGCGGGTGTTTAAAGACGCCGCGAGGGACGCCCGCCGTTCTAGATAGGTTTCCAGTTATCCAATAATTATCGTTATAGTTGTATGCCACATAGCGGTCTATTTGTTGGCTGTCTGAAGACGGGTAAAACCACCAAATTTCTGAATATTCAACATTTGACCACGCCCATATTTGACTTTGCTGAACGCGGTTAAGATCATCAAAGACGTAATCGTGCACGGCGCACGGTAGTTGTTGAACCGTGTTTCCTTGAAATCCAAAAAAACCTCGCTGGCCCATCCAAAAAACGCCCATATCAACATCAATTGCGGCTTTGCGTGATATAGCTCCACACGCGGTGCCTACCCTTTCAAACCCAAAGATAAATGGGCTACCTACATATCGAGCGACGTGGGCGTCTACGTCTGTAATGATTAACGTCTGGCCGCGCGTCCGTAAGCCCTGCATTATCATTCCGCTCGTCTGGAGCTCCTGACTGCCCGCTTGGTTTGTAGTAGCCGCGGTCCACGTCGTATTGTCCTCTTGGTCGCACCAGTACACTTTGCGCGGGTTTGCATTGCTTTCCGCCGGAAACCTGCCGCCAAGAGCAAACAAAAAACGCTCTTCGGTCACAACTAGACCAAGGCAATCTATCGGCGCGTTAGTTATTGCCGCTGCATCTGACGCAGAGCCAAGCTGCCACTCAAGAAGACGTCCATCACCCAAACTACCAACTCTTGCAGAGCAAGCAACCAAATACTCGCCAAAGTTGTCTAACGACCACACAGTCGCCTCTGAGTAGTTTCCGTAGTTTGCGCGCTCGTCGCCATAATTGCCAGCGCCATAATCGCCATATCCATATCCAGTAATAATGCTTGCAGTCTCTACTCCTGCGCTAAGATCAGAAGGCGTAATGTCGTACAGAGTGCCACTGCCAAGCATAGCCTTTAATTCATTATATGAACCGCCGGCAAGATAAGTAGAGCCGTTTAAACTCTCCCAAGCGTGCATGCCCCGAATTGTATTGGTGCTGTATGAAGTTTTTCTTGAAACCCAGCCTTTGACGGGACGCAAGCTGCCATCGCGCCAACGAACTAATGAGCCGTCCCGCCAGCGGTTTGATTGTTCAAGGTCGGTGCCGTTTCGGTAGAAGCCAGCGGGTATATCCAAGGGTATATACGTCATGTGTTAATCTCGTAATAAGTTACAAAGATTGCGCCTTGCGAGCCATCTCCGGTAGTATTGTCAGTATTGCCGTTTGCATAAATTTCACTAGAAGTTCCACCAGACCCCGCGCCGTAATTTGCTCCACTATAGGAATTACCAGCATCGCCGCTAGAGTGTTGGACGCCTGCACCACCTCGAAATGTTGCCGAAACATCTGACCCCCATTCAGACGGTTTTGTGGGTGCTCCGGTTGTACCGGTGCTCGCAAAACCTGACTGAGATACGGTGTTTCCATTGACTCCGCCAGACCCTAAGTTTGGAGAGCCTCCACCAGAAACCGCTGAACCGTTTCCGCCAATATTAAAGCCAGTGCCAATGCCACCCGTATAATTACTTTCACCACCTGACCCCGTACCACCAGAAGATGCGGCACAATACCCCCAGCCTGCTGTTAAAGGGCTACTTGCTGCTTCTCCCGCTGACGTTCCTAAATAACTAGCGAAGCCCCTACTGCCGCCGGTTGCAGAAATGGTTGTGCCAGTCCCATTTGGGTTGAATGTAGTCGTGCCGCCATTCCGACCCGTAATTATAAAGTCGTTAGTGCCTGTAACAGTTACTCCTGCGCCCCCCGCGCCAATGGATATTGTTGCGGAAGTAATTCCATCGTTTTCGACACTGTATCGACGAAACGCTACGCCCCCCGCAGCGCCCCCCGATGATACTTTTTCTTTAGTGCTGATTGTATGACAGCCACCACCAGAGCCGCCGCCGCCTAAAACATATACGTTATACTGCACACATCCGCTTTGTGCGGGTGTCCATGACGTGCCGCTTGTAATTGTTTGGGTGGTGCCTTTCTTTTTTAAGATACGATTGGCATTACGATAGTCTGAAAAAGACGTTTCAGCGCCTGCCGCGGGAAGGCTGTCGGGGACAGGATTTGTGCCACCGTTTAAGTTTCCGTTCAACGAAACGGCACCTGTCAACCCGTAATAAGTTCGTAACTCACTTAGAGAAACAGACGTATTACCGTGGCCAAAATTGTCCAAAGAAGTCGTCGTAGTCATTATGCACTTCCAAACGCTGTAATGTCGCCTTCCGCTGTCACTTCTCCTGTCGCTGAAAGTTTAAAAACATCAACACTGTTGTATTGGAATTTTAAATCTGTGCCGGAAACGTATATCTTCCAGTCTCCAATTTCAAAGCTGGTTCCAGTAACAGAGCTTGTTGATGTAATCGCGCCGCTGGCTATTTGACCCGCTGACCCGTAAACAACCGCCTTTGAGTTGACCACCGTGTTAGCCGTTGCACCGTCAACCAAGTTCAACTCAGCCGTGGTTGCCGTGACCCCATCTAAAAGATTTAACTCAGCAGCCGTTGATGTAACATTTGTACCGTTTATCGTCAGAGTGGATAGGTCGGGAGCGACTGTAGCTTTACCTGTTCCACTACCGTTTAACGTGCTTTCAATGGCTTGCAGACCACTATTGATCGTGGTGCCCCATGTGTCAGTCGATGCACCCACGGTCGGGAGAGAAATTGTAATAGTCATTTTAAACTCCTTTTGTGAAAAATATCACACTATGCAGCTTCCGTCCATGTTTCTGCACTTACCATTTGATCCGTCCAAGTCTCACTGCCAGTTGCTTGATCGGTCCAAGTTTCCGCTGTAACCGTTTGTTCCGTCCAAACAAACTTGACCAGCCCATCAAGGACCATAACACCAGCCAGAACATTATCAGCGCCAAGCACATGCTCTTGAGTGATCGTAGGCTGACCCGTAACAGGCGCAGCGCCCGTTAAGTCGTTTGCCGTAAAGCTATATTTAAAGAGTATTACTGGCGAGCCAAGCACAGGCGCACCCGCTTCAACACCTGTCGGCGTTATAACGTGCGTCTGATTAATGCTTGGGCTTTGGACTTCAACAGCGCCAGCCGTGATGTCAGAAAGCGTCAGAACGTGCGTTTGAGTAATGTTTGGCGAACCAGCGACAGGAACGCCAGAAACGGCCTCATCGCCAGCCAGAACATGCTCTTGTAGGAACACCACGTTATCAATGACGGGCGCGCCCGTTGTGACATCATCACCCGCAAGCGTTTTCTCTTCCGACATTGTAAGATCATCGACCACAGGCGCGGCAGAGGTGATGTCGGAAGCGGTAAGAACGTGGCCTTGGGTAATTTGCGTCGAAGCCAACTCTGGCGCTTGTGTTGTAATTCCGTTTGTGCCAATCGGAGTGACCACTAAAATAGACGCTTGATCTACGGAAGGCGCACCCGCCGTAATTCCCGTTGCTGACAGAGCAATAACTTGTGTGATTGCGGTTGCAGCAACACTTGGCGAGCCAGCCGTAATTGCGGCGGCTGTAAGGGAATGCGCCTGCGTGAGCGTTGCGTTGGCTACGCTAGGAGTGCCAGACGTAATGCCAGAAGCGGTAAGCTCGTAAACAACTTGAGTTACACCCGCATCCGCAAAAGGAGCCGCCGCTATAGGGTGTAAGCCAAACATTTAGTTACCCCTCGCTCATGGTGGTAATTGCCATAATTTATACCGCCGTTGATCCCGCCATGTCATCCTGAGACATTACCCAAGAGTAGCACTTATCAAGGAAAGCATCTCCTCCTGAAGCATTAACAGCATCTAAATCTGCGTGATACCGCTTGAAGTCTACCTCACGAGTATCATCTGTAGGTGTGCTTGTAGCATATGCGCTAAGATCAATCATCACTGAAAACTTAGGATCAGTGCCACGTTGACGTGATACACTTGCCGTTACGATACGGTAGTATGCATTATTAAAGGCGATACCATATTGGCTTGCTCCTTCTGAGATATTATGCCGTATAGCCATTTTTAGTTTCTCCTTTAGGCGTATGTTACTTCGCTGGTTCGGATGTTTGCCACCCAACGAATGTTATGCGCTGCCTCACCTGTTACCGTGATAGCCAAAGCGTTGTTTGTATTATCTGCTGAGAGAGCCATGCCCCAGCTAGATAAGTTTTGAATTACTGTTGTGGCACTGTTAGCAAGTGTTGTTGTGCCACCATCATTCACTAGCAACCCTTCAATCTTCCATGAGGCATAGGCTTGTGCGCCGTTTTGCATAGCAGTGATTGTACCATCAAAGGTAATGCAGGTGTCACTGGCTGCTACGATTTGGTTGGTAGATGACGCCGTACCATTGTTGCTTGTCAAAACAGTAGCCGTTTCATCGGTGGTATCTGCAAGCAATACAAACTGACCGCCTTGAGCATCCCCTCGTGTGGCAAAAAGACCGCCACTAAAAGCTATTTTACCTTGCTGGTCTGCTTTGCCCCTATGGATAGCTACTGAATAACCTGCTTGTGCATTTGCCTGAGTACCCAAAGCCAAAGCTGATCCAACGGCTGTTGTATCATAACCAATGGCGCATCCATATGTACTTGTAGCGTGACTGCTTGAGCCGATTGAGATTGACTTTACACCTTGCGCGTAACCACCCCCCAAGGCTACGGCTTCCGTTTGTGCAGCTTGGGAATATGCGCCAAGTGCAAGACCCTGCGCCCCAAGAGTTTTAGCCTGCAACCCTATTGCAACACCATTTGCGCCTTGAGAGCCGTAGGCAGAGGTGTTATTTCCAATAACCGCAGCAAAACCACCCGCCTCATCGACGTAAGAATATCCAAGGGCAACAGCATCATCGCCGCTGCTTTTTGAAAGATACCCGATAGACGTACTTCTAGTAG